ACCAAATTCTAAAGCCTGTCCCGTTGATGAAATTTGGTAAATGCCAGTTGGATTAGTAGCCATTTGTATAAATTCATTTCCGGTTGCACCACTACCACCACCACCACTAGCGGGAAACTGCGTATAGGTGTTAATCATATGAATAGGAATAGTATCACGCCCTATAACCGTATAGCGTAACTTTTAATCCTTTACCGGCGGCTGTTGAACCTATTTGGTCTATATCAAAAGTAATTAAAGCATCATTGGCTAAGGCAGTATCATCAATACCGGCGGCATTTGCCGATGTTGCGCCTATAGCAATAGTTGGGCGATTAGATTGAGTTGAAAAAATTGTGGTACCTGCTTCATTAATGTCTACAATAATAGTTGCGCCAGTAGGAGCAGTTGTGCAGTTTGCTTTAACTGCGGTTAATGTCATAGCAAACGGCATATGAAAACTCGCTTTACCATTTCCTGTGGTTAAATCAGTAGTCTCATCCGATAAAGCCACAATAAAAACTTCTTCTGTGACTTTTACATCTGTTCCTGCACCATTAATAAAATGTAAATGATTATCAGCGTTAGTGTATAGTTGCCCTCTATCAGCAGTATTTGAAGGGGCTGATATTTCATCTAAGGATATAGCACCTTCTACTGTTAATATTGCATTAGCATCATTAGAGTTAGTTCCGATACCAACATTATCATTACCTCCATCTACAAATAACATATTAGCATTACCGTTAGATTCAATTCTAAAATTCATATCTTTTGATTGGTCGTTGAAAACAAATCCGTCCGAGCCACTTAGTCTTAAAATTTCTGTATTATCTGTTCCGCCTTTTGCGACCGAAAATAAGAATCGGCCATCTTCTGTTCCTCCTGTTTCATCATGAACATCTACAAACACGCTACCGTAAGTATGAGTAGCCCCTCCATCATCTAAAGCCTTAAATTTAATATGCCCTATATCTTGAGAGGCTGCGGCAGTTCCCGTTCTTTGAAAAATTATTTCCGATTCGAATCCCGTTCCTGTATTTTCTATTTTAATAGTGGGAGATGCGGCATCCGCAGACTTTAGATGTAGCATTGAATCGGGGGCAGTTTCACCAATACCGACTCTTGATGTAGAACCATCAATTCTCATTACTTCGGTTGGTGTTCCTCCATCATTTACTTTAAAAATAATATCTTTATCCGATACTTTGTTTTCTATTGTAGTATCTCCGGCACTTGCACTTATTGACATGGCCTCCGTATAAGCCGAAGTTCCATATCCAATACTTACATTGTTAGCAACTTTACCTGTTGTTAAGAATTGAACATTCATGGCATTGAAACCGTTAGTGCTACTAGTTCCTGTGTAGGTTAATACTGCAATTATTGTATCTCCTTCTGTATAAGGAGGTATTGCATTTTGAGTAGAACTACCATGTTTTCTTATTTGTAATATGGGGGTTGGATTCCATTGACTACTATGCGCCGCCACACAAGTTGCTTCATCTGTATGCGCTCCTGTGCCACAAGTTCCAATATCGGCAACTAATAGATGGTGAGTGTGTTGTGTTGCTTGAAAACTAGTAGCAGTAAAATTAGCAGTTGCTACTGTATGTAAAGCACCATCACGGAATATTTTACCTGCTGCAACAACAACAACATTTCCACCATCACCGCTTCCGCTATGTGCCGATTGAGTAATGTCAAAATCAGTAGCAGAACCTTTCACCACATAGTTTCCTTTTATTCCTAAACTCAATGCTTTGATTAATCCTGTATGTGGAAAATCTACTGCGTCTGTTATTTGTGCTATTGATGTGTCGTTATTATCTACTGTTGCGTAATGGTGTGGATTATGTTCATTTGTCATTCTACTCTACCTCTAAAAATATAAAAAATTCTAATGTATCAGTTGAAGAAAATGGCCCAATGCCATCAAAGTTTTCTCTAAATAACATATTAGAACTCGAATCAAAAACTCCTATTTCTCTAATAACTTGTCCTGTCATAGCGGCAGTTGAACCCGACATTGTTATTTTTACTTGAACAACATTAGCATCGGATTGAGTTGCAGTAACAGAAGTAGTGGCTACTAAAGGAACATCCAAATCAGTTTGTGATGAATAAGTGGAATTTCCGCCTAAACCAACTTTGCCATTATTCACTAGGCTAGCCAAATGAGTAGCCAGTAAATTCTGTAGTTTTTCAGTTATCAAAATTCTTCCTCCAAAATCGTAGTGAATGTGGTCGTACTTATATTCAATGCGTTAGTGTTCGTATTTAGCGTTTGCGAATTTGCACTACTAGTTCCTAATGTAAAAGCACCCGCAGGTACGCTTTTATTCCTAGCAAGTATTTTCATCGCTTTTATTTTTATGTTTTTTAGGAAATCAAAAGAAACTTCACTGTTGTTAAATGAATCTTCTCTAACTTTATTATTTATGGCACTATCCGCTATAGCCATTTCTGCAAATCTATCCTCTAACCCTTTAGTATAACTTCCTAATTCTAAGTCCATAGTTCCACTAAGATTGTGTTGTATTTCCAACACCATAAACTCGGTTCTAGGTATATTTTCTTGGGCTATTTCTACGGTAACGACATCTCCTACTCTAAGATGAGAAATACCCTTATGCCCTACATTTAATTTTAATCCAAAACTATCATCGTTGTGTATTCTCAATAGTTCTGTGGCTCTTTTATCCACATCGCTTTGATTAATCATTTCGTTTTCAAAAACTTGTAGGGTCTTTCTTCCTTTTCTTTTGATGCTCCTAAGTTCCTTTCTAGTGGCTTTATGGTTTCTACCAAAAACCTGTATTTCATTAAATAAATCAAATTGGCTTTTTTCTTTAGAGTAAGAAAATATCTGTGTGTCGCTGTTTTCTGTAGTGAAAACTATTTGTGGGAAAAAATTAGACCCATTTTTATTATCTATTGTAAAAGCACTATTGTCTTCAATTAATATTTTATCTTTTTTATTCATTAAGAATTTTATTGCTGAAAACAAATCTACTCCATTAAAGTTCGGAGCAACGAAATAAGGATAATCTATGGGGTTAGGTAAGTCAAAATCTATTTCATTTTCTTCTAAAAGTTCGTTTATTAATCCATCGACTTCTTTAACAATACTTACCGATGAACCTATCAATGCTCTTTTTCCTACACTTTCTGTTTTTTCTACAGTTAATTCTAGTGTCTCCGAAACAGAAACAACTCCTAACATTTCTTTTTGTTCGGTTAGAGACATATAAAAGCCAATATCGTCTCCGTTATCTTGTAAAGTTACATTAGTTAAATTATTATTCTCTCCATCGCTTATATTCATTTCTAAAGAAATATTACTTATTAGGTTGTCTCTCATGCTAACAGGGTTGTTTATCACTAAATTATTTTCTGTAGTTTGAGAATCAGCATCCACCACAACATACATAGAAAGAACTGCTTCGTTATTTCCTTCGAGAGTCCTAGAGTTAGAACTTCTATCCTCTAAATGAAATGAATTTATATCATCATAGGTTTTATCTTCATTAGGTTTTTTTGTGTATTTTGATGACATCTCATTTAATCTAATTTTTTTAGGACTAAAATCATAAAAACAAGTATGATTAGGTTGCATGACTCTAAAGAATTTAAACCTATCAAAGTTATCCCCACCATCCCATTCTGCTGAAGCGGAAGGAAAATCACCACTAACTGTTAAAATATGAGTTCTAGCCTCTTGTGTAGTGTCAATTTCATGAGATATAACATATAAAATATGTGCAGGGGTCGTACCGTTTTGACTATATCTTTCTTGGTTTTTAGAAGAACCCCATCCATGCGAACCACCAATCTTAGCAGTTCTTAAGTTTTCTACTTGACTACCTTCTTCGCCAACATATTGACTACCTTCTTCGGAAACTAAATAGCAACCTGTTAAATCAACAAAACTCAACCAGTATGCATTGTCGGCTATGGGTAGTCCACCACTCATACTTGTCCTACTACCTTCTGCATCACGAACTTTAAAATCTTTAAATGCTAAAACATGTACTTCTGTATTATTCGTTGCCTTATCTGCCCCAACATAATGTCTGCTTAATCTAACGGTTTCTGTCCCTGCACTAACAGCATTACCGTTCATTAATATTGAATCAGGATTGTCCGTCGTTACTCCTTTATATGCTTGTGTGAATTTAGGAACCTTCCCTGTTGGTGAATATACATAATTCGAAATGCTCTTATCGGAAGAATCTGTAAAGTCACCGATGAATCCTGCTGTGCTAGTAGCGGCTACATTACCATTCGCTACTGTAAATTTAGCCAAAGTAGACACCCCTACATTAAATGTAGCACTTACTTCATATCCGACATCTATTTTCAAAGTCGGTTTGAATCCTGCAAAAGCCCCATCAGCCGCATTATCATATCCTGCAAAACTACTAGGTTCATCGGTAGATTTTATTCTGTTGTAAAGACCCGCTTGAGTTAATGTCCTATCGCTTTTTATTGCGCCAGTAGTTAGCCCTAATCTAGTATGGACTAAATTGGCTACACTTGAAGGAATAGTCAATCCCCTGTGATTCATTATTTTAGTTCCTGCCATACCAACATCTACATTTGCACCTTGGCCCCCATCAATTTTGTATCTATCTAAAAATACAGGTATAAAGTTTTGAAGCATTTTATTATTGAACTTTGAAACAGTATATGCTCCGCTAACAACTGATGAACTATTAGTTCCTGCTACTGGGCCGACGCTATCGCTGCTAGCAACGCTTCTTCCAATATGTCCGTACTGAGCAAACACTGGGAAAGGTTGTTGAAAAAACCCATTTGAAACATTAGACAACGAATGGTTTGCTGTAATTAAACTACTTAGTTTAGAGTTATTGTCGAGGTCTATTGGTAATATTATAGTACAATCTTCATGGATAGTAGTAACATGAGAGATAGCAACAATAGACCATCTATCATTAAATGTGGTGTCACTATAGGTGGCATCGTCACCGCCGTAGCCCGCTTCTTCATTTCCTCTAATACCTTGAACATAAGATGAACCGGAGCCAGTGCTAGTAAGCCCCCCTCCTGCCAACCCTCTCATAGTACCTAATTGTAGTAAATTTATCGTTCCGTCAATTTCAGTAAAATTATTTTCAGTGTTATAACCTCTTAAAACAGAGGCGCCTACTATACTATTAGAGGAAAATTCTTGAGTTGCTTTCGCTATGAAATATAGTGGCATATAGTTACCAACCGGAGTAGTTCCCCCTCTAGTGTTTATTCTAGGCTGATAGTGGTCTGCGGCAGAACTAGTATCTAAATCAGTTTTATGAGCGTTCTCTTCTAAAACTATAGTATTTGTTCCTATGGATGCTACCACTCCAATATACCTACCTGCTCTATCTATTATTATGTCTCCCGCACTTAAGTTATTGGCACTAGAAGCGTTCCCTGCTTGGTCGCCCGTACTAATAGTCTTACCACTAACAGAAAGAATGTGTAATAGTTTAGAAGAACTGTTCAATATTGCACTAGAGTCATAGTGAGGATAAGTTAAAATGCCTATATTTTTATTCTT